GAACAGGTTCACGCCGGACTCTGCGAGACCAGCGGCTTCGATCAGGCCGGCTGCGATATAGAGGTGGTTCATCCCAACAGTCCTTCAAGCAATTCGTCGAGGAGGCCCTCGAACTCGTTTTCATGTTCTTCCAGCGCTCGCTCCAGGAAGCGGTCGCCGACCTTGTTGCGAGGATCCGCGGCAGCCTTGGCGATCGACGCCTTGCCGAGGTTCTCGAACATCCCCTCGTGGATGTAGTCGGCATAGAGATCGACGTCCGTCTCTCCGACCATGCCGCCCACGAGGATCGTGGCTTCGATGCGGCCGCCACCACCGTAGCGCTCCTGCATCTTGTGCGACTTCTCGAGCTCCTGGTTGGGCGGCTCCGAAGAGCTGTAGCCCTTCCAATCGACCGGCGAGTTGCGGATCGACTGCTCCATGACGAGCTGCGAGACCCGCCGCATGTGCCGGAGCCCACGCTTGCTGGTGTTCGCCCCTTCACGGATGAACTCGGCGCCGATCATGCCGGCGCTCGGGCCGCGCCAGGTGAGCTTCGCCATTACAGGTCGCCCTTGATGTCGCCGATCACCTCGTTGTGGTCGTGCTTACCAAGAATGTCGAAGCGCTGGTGGATCCCGGCAACCTCGATGCGGCGGCCGGCGATATGGAGCACGTCACCCTTCTTGATGGTGACGTGAACCTGGACCATGAGCTTCGCCTGCAGAACCTCTTCGTCCGCGGCCGCGCGCGAGGCGGTGGAGTCCGCGCGAACGGACGTTGTCACGACCCGGTCGGTCAGGCTCACGACGGAGCAGCGGATGGGCACGCCGGGCATGAAGTTCTCGCGGCCGTGGATGTCGCGCTTCGCCAGCTTGCGCAGCAGGATCGCCGTCTGGTTGGGGATGAACATCAGTCGGCTCCTGGATAGGCAATGGTGAGGGTTGCTCGGCTGGACGGGTGAAAGATCTCCTCGCGCACATCGTAGTAGAGCGGGAAGTCCTCGGTGTTCGTGGCGCCAGTGACGATCAGCAGCGGCTCGCCGAACCACTTGTAGGTCGGCTCCGGGTGGTCGACCCGGACGATCTCGTGACCGTGGCTGGCGACGACGTCCATGTAGACCTCGTTGTAGATGTTGATGAGGTGCTGCCGGTAGATGTCGCGGATGTGCTTGGTCGCCTTGAAGCGGCGGCCCATGCGGTCCATGAACTTGAATGCCGGGGCGTTGCGGTCCTCGAGCATCACCGCGGCCGCCGCGGAGCTGAGGCTGTGCCGGCCGGAGCGAACATACAGGTCGATGCGGAGCGCGGTCGATTGAATGTGCTGCGCCATCGTCATGACGTCCCGCTCAGCCTGTCCCGCGATAACCCGCGAGGTGTAGTAAGCTGCGCTGAAGACAAATTCACCGAAACGGTCTTCAAGCGGTGCGTCAGATAGCCCCAGATCGCTCAGGGCTGCGCTGTGAGCGCGTCGAGCGACTTCTGCGCTGTCATCGTTCACTTGACCTTGCTCGGTGCTTAGAAACGCTCTTGCAGCGTCTTGAGCGACCGCAACGGCTTCATCGCGAGCGCGACCATCGGTCGGCCCGCGACGAAACACGACATCGGCCTGGGAGCGCAGGACGTCGAGGAAGTAGCCGTAGCGCACCACGGCCGCCTCAGCACGCTCGGTGAAGAACTGGCTCATCCGCGCAGAAGACCGATCCGCAGGCTGACGTAGCGCTTCACCTCCTCGTAAGCCTGCCGGCTGATCGGCAGGTTCAGGTGAGGGCGGCTCTGGAAGAACATGGAGCTCTCGCCGGTGGTCTCGGACACAATGCCGGCCTGGCGCTTTGCTCCGACGGGGTCACCGCCGAGCAGGACGTTCGCCTCGGCGAGCTGCGCACGCTTGACCGCGTGGCGGAAGGTGGCCGGCAGAGCGTCGAACTGAGCCTGGCTGAGCGTCGAGACCCGCACGCGGCTGCCCCATGCCCAACCCTCGTCGGTGCCGGTGCCATAGTTGGCCCGGTTGACGTTGGATCCGTCGAGATTGGCGCCAGGCACCTTGAAGCTCATGCGGCACAGCCGACGATACGCTTCGACCAGGGCAGCCTGCTGACGCTCGCGCGGGGCGCCATCCCATCCGTCGAGCGAACCGAACTCACCGCGGACGCGCAGGGCTTCGGGGAAGGTGACGAAGCTGTTCTGGGCGACCGCCAGCGGGTTGCGGGCGACCAGCACGAAATAGTCGCGCAGCTCGATCTCGTCGCCGTCGGCCTGGGTGAGGCTGACGACGATCTCGCGGCCGGAGCTGATCTCACCATCGGCGAGATTCATGCTTGCGGCCTCGATCTCGAAGGAGACCTCGGGGATGCTAGGCTCGAAGTCGGCGACAACGCCGGCATCGATCGATACGCCGCGTTCATCGAACAGCTCCCAGCTGGCCGACACAGCGTCGATTGGGTTGCCGGCTTCGTCCACCGCGGGGATGGTGAAGCGCGACGGCTGGGATGCTGTCCGATTGCTGAGCATTACGCAGACGCCAGCTTAGCCTGGTGAGCCAGGATCTCGGTGACGAGCTCAGCGATTGCCTTGCCCTTGATGCCGAGCGGGGTCGCGATGGCGCGGAGGCCGGCGATGCCGTCGTTCGCACCGATCGCCTCGAGCTCCTGACGGGTGTAGACGACAGCTTCGTCCACCGCGGCCTGAGCCTTCGCTTGAGCTTCGGCGAGCGCAGCCGCTTCCTCGGCCTTACGAGCGTCAGCTTCCGCGATCAGGCGAGCCCGCTCAACCTCGGCGTCAGCGTCGGCTTGGGTCTGCGTCTGCAGCGGCGTCGGGACGGTCATCGCCGTCGACTGCACGTTCCAGTGAATGACGGACGGGCCGACCTGCTCGCCGGTCTCGTCGTTGACGAGGACGGTGGTCGATCCGATGCGCGCGATCTGGCGCGGGGTCAGCGGCTCAACGCTGCGGCCGTCCTTGAACATGGCGTTCAGGCCCATCGAGCCGGTGAAGTTCTCCCAGCCGGGAGCGGTAAGGCGACAATGAAACATGATCTTCGATCCTTAAAAGAAAGAGGGGGCGGGGCCGGAGCCCCACCCCCTCCCAGGGCAACTCTGTGCATGTGTGGCGTTAGCCATGCACGTTAGACGTTAGCAACACCCTTCAGGCGAGCCAGCGAGCGGGTGCTCTTCAGAGCCGTGCCGCAATACCACTTCAGGCGATACCGCTCGGCGTCCTTGTTCTGGAGCGTGCCGATCGGCTGAACGCGGATACCCGCGGCCGAACCACCGAAGATGCCATGCACGCCGTCGGCTTCGTTGAAGCGAACTGCGTAGATCGAGCAAGTGTCGGAGTTCGTGCCCTGGTCCTCGTCACCCGGCAGGAAGTCGTTGACGATGATCGGAACCCGACGGTAGGCCGGAACCTCGACACCGTTGCCCGGCAGGGTAACGTGATCGGGGGTCGTGCCGCCCAGGTTGCGAAGCATCGCGAGGACCGCGTCGTGCGTGCCGCCACGCATGACAAGAGCGTCAGCTCCGAGGGGAACGCGGCGCAGAAGCGCATCGATCATCTCGAAGGTCAGCGCCGCGCCGTTGGCGCCGGCGGTGAGGATCTGGTCGCTCTCGGAGCAGAGGGTCTTCAGACCGTCGAACTCCTTCGGCGAGGTCGCCGAGTTGCCGATGGCGAGAGTGCGCTGGAACTTGCGCGCCATGCCCTTCGCCTTCGCTGCGACCTGGATCGCAGTCTGGTCGTTGGTGTCGTCCATCGTCTCGTCGAGGAAGTTGTCGATGTCGACGTCGCCGATCAGGATGCGCAGGCGGGCCACGACCTCGTCGAAGGTCGCTGCGCCTTCCGGCACGTCCTCATACGGGTCGAGGAACGACGCTTCGCTGAGCGTGTTCTCGCGGTTGTAGAGATACGCCTTGCCGACGATGCGCTTGAACGGCATCAGGGCAAACATGGCGTCACGATCGATGATTTCCTCGATCACGCCCTGCTCGAGGACGTTGTTCGAGAGCTTCTCAGCTTCTGCACGAAGCAAAGGCATGTCGGGGAACCTTTCTTAAAAAAAACGGAAACTGTTGATGGCGCACATCATAGCAAGGAATAGGTGCATGTGTAAAGACACACATGCACCTAGAGCCTAACTATTTTTCTCGCGAAGGGCTTTCAGGCCGTTGGCGAGCTTGTTGTGACGGGACTGACCCTGCTCCTGCGACTTACCGTCGCGGGTGGTCGAACCGGCGCCGGGCTTCGTCTTGGTCTTGAGCAGCGTGTCCTTGTCGGGCTGGCTGTTGATGACCTTGGCGATCGCGTCGTTGAACGGCAGGGCGTTGCCCTTGTTGTCCA